TAAAAGATACCGTGTCGTGTTAACAGTACATGACTCAATAGCAGCATGCGTACCAGATGAAGAAATAAAAGACGCACAAACTTATATAGAGGAGTGCATGAAGACGACACCTGAATGGGCAACGGGTCTACCTATAGATTGTGAGTCGGGTGTCGGTAAATCGTATGGAGATTGTGAATAATGTTTAAAGCAATAGCATTGATATGTAGTGCTTGGATAGCAAATGGTGAAGCAAAGCAAGCCTGCTTTACCCATATGTTCGATTGGGAGTTCGAAACAAAACGGGAATGTCAGATGAGATTGATTTACTACCGAGCAAAAGAGTTACCACATTATCATAACATTGTAATGGGTGAGTGCATAAAGGCTAATAAATTATGAGTATAGCACCTTGGTCATTTAGCAGAATAAAAAGTTTTGAGCAATGCCCGAAACAATTTTATCATCTTAAAATAGCCAAAGACTATGAAGAGGAACAATCAAGTGCTATGACTTATGGCACAGAGCTACACGCTGTAGCAGAGAACTATATAAAAGATGGTGAAGATGTACCAAAAAGATTTGGATTTATGAAACCAGTTTTGGACTCTTTACAAAAGAAAAAAGGCAAGAAATATTGTGAGGTTCGTATGGGACTCACACAGGATCTTAGTCCGTGTAGCTTTACGTCTAAACAAGTTTGGTGGAGAGGTATAGCAGATTTAATAATAGTAGACGATACAAAAGCATGGGTCATTGATTATAAAAGTGGTAGGTCTGCGAAGTACGCTGATAAAGGACAACTAGAATTAATGGCATTATCTGTGTTTAGTTACTTACCAAAGGTAGAAACTATAAACGCAGGGTTGTTGTTTGTTGTGTCTAAACAACTTATCAAGCAAGTGTACACTCGTGCTCAGAGTGCTCTAATGTGGGATAAGTGGATTTCTAATTACAAAAAGATGGAAACTGCGTATAATAAAGATGTTTGGAATGCAAGACCAAGCGGATTGTGTCGTAGGCACTGTCCAGTAATAGAATGTATACATAATGGGAGCAATAACTAATGGCTTACACAAAAACAAAAAGACCTTATAAAAAAGAATATCAGTTACAGAAGAAACGAGGCGAACATCCTAATCGTATGGAACGTCAGAGAGCAAGAAGAGCTTTAGATAAAAAAGGTGTTAATAGAAAAGGTAAAGATGTTAGCCACAATAAGATGTTGAGCAAAGGTGGCTCTAACAAAGATGGATATAAATTAGAGAGTCCATCAAAGAACAGAAGTAGAAATGGAAAAAAGAAAGGGAAATAATCATGGGTCTTGCAATGCAAAGTGACACGTTAACGGGTATAGAGTCATACGTATACCCAGGGGCTTACAAGCCATTCAAACATCAAGAAACGACAACAGCTTTTTTAGCTGAACATAAGAAAGCATTTTGTTTTAACGAACAAGGGACTGGTAAAACTGCTAGTTCTATATGGGCTTCGGACTTTCTTATGATTCAAAAAGTAGTGCGAAGAGCGTTAATTATATGTCCATTGTCTATAATGGATTCCGTGTGGAGAGATGACATAATGACCTTTGCACCTCACAGAACTGTAGAGGTAGCACATGGCACACCCGAGAAAAGAAAGCAAATAATAGAAGAGGGTTCTGATTATGTTGTTATAAATTATGATGGTGTGGAGATTGTATCAGATGTGATAGCTAAAGGAGGTTTTGATTTAATTATAGTTGACGAAGCAACACATTACAAAAATTCCAGAACGACTAGATGGAGAGTCCTAAACAAGTTACTATGTGATGACACATGGCTTTGGATGATGACAGGCACTCCCGCCGCACAAAGTCCCCTTGATGCTTATGGATTAGCTAAGTTTATAAATCCAACTGCTATACCAAAGTTTTATGGTTCGTTTCGTGATATGGTAATGACACAAATATCTAGGTTTAAATGGATTCCAAAAGAGTCATCAACAAAGACAGTGTACAAAGCGTTACAACCTGCCATAAGATTTACAAAAGAAGATTGTTTAGATTTACCACCAATGACATACGTCAAACGAGAAGTGGAACTTACAAGACAACAAAACAAATACTACAAAGAATTAAAAACCAAACTGAGGATGGAGATAACTGGAGAAGAGATAACAGCCCACAATGCGGCCATAGGCATGAACAAGTTGTTACAGATAGCATCGGGTGCTGTTTATACAGACAAAGGTGATGTGCTACAGTTTGATATAAAGAATAGATATAAAGTATTAAAAGAAGTAATAGATGAAGCAAGTAGAAAAGTATTAGTATTTGTTCCGTTTAGACACACTATAGATTTGTTGAAAGAAAAACTTATCAGTGATCGTGTACCAACGGAAGTGATACGTGGTGATGTGCCTGCACATAAACGGACAGAGATATTTAAATCATTTCAAGAAACTGTGTATCCTAAAGTATTATTAATCCAACCACAATCTGCGGCTCATGGAGTTACGTTGACAAAAGCCAATGATGTAGTGTGGTGGAGTCCTATAAGTTCTTTGGAAACGTACTCACAAGCCAATGCTAGAGTGCATAGAGCAGGACAAACTAATAAATGCACTGTAACACAACTACAAGGTTCTAACACAGAAAAACACGTTTACAGGTTATTAGATAACAGAATACACCTACACACAAAAATAATAGAACTTTACAAAGAAATACTTGACTAAGTAACTCCTTGTAACTATATATAAAGTATAAGTAATTGAGAGGTAGTGTCCGAGTGGTTAGGAAGTGGTCTGCAAAACTATTTACGGGGGTTCAAATCCCCCCTACCTCTCCAAAAATAACGGAGAATGTTTATGGAAGAATCTACCCTATCTGCTGAAAAGTTGACTAAGGCGTATATCCGAATCAGAGACAAGCGGGCATCTTTAAGTGCTTCATACAAAGAAAAGGATAGCGAGTTGGTTAATCAGCTAGAAATGGTGCGACAAGGACTTCTTGACTACTGTGATAAACACAGTGTTGAGAGTGTAAAGACTTCTGAAGGTCTCTTTTATAGAACGACAAAGACTAAGTATTGGACTAGCGATTGGGAGTCCATGCACAAGTTTATACTGGAGCATGGTGTACCCGAGCTATTTGATAAACGTCTTAATCAATCTAATTTAAAAGAGTTTTTGGAAGAGAACCCCGATGTATATCCTGAAGGTCTTAACAAAGACACGGAATACGTCATAACTGTAAGGAAGAAATAATGGTAGGAAAATATGTACCAATAGAAGATGTAGCTAACCACTTTTCGGTTTCTATATCTACAATCCGAGCATGGGTGCGACAGAAAGAAATACCCGATAATACCTACATAAAAGTGGGTAACACTTATCGGTTTAATGTTGATGCCGTATCCGATGCTTTAACAAATAAGTCTAAACCATTGAAAGACAACGACAACATTGTCAGGGAAACTTGGCATCACGAAGATGACGTTGATAAAGAACATGGTATAGAAAAAGTAAACCTCGACAACGATATATAAGGAGAGTGCAAAAATGAATGATTCAATGTTGAATTATAATATAAATGACGTAGAGGCTTTATGGCCTAAAATAAACCGTACTTACAAGTTTGATAGTACAGAGCAAAGGTCTGTCCCTTGCAACGCAACAGATGCAGGGTCAGAATATAATATAATGTTTCGTATGAATAAAGACCAAGCAAAATCATTGTACGAAGCTATGGCGAAAGCGTATGCAGACAAGAAAGAAGCAAACTGGCCTACAAAATTAGCTTTCCCATTTAAAAAAGACGAAGATGGTACTTATACGCATAAGGCTAAATTAAAAGGTGCTTACGGCACAGAGGTTACAAGAAAGCCTATGCAAGTGGACTCGCAAGGAGTTAAACTTGCTGATGACTTTTTGTTAACCACGGGTAGCACTGTCAATATAGCAATAACTTTAGCACCATATATCATGGGTAAAGATGCAGGCGTGTCTTTAAGATTAAGAGCCGTGCAAGTTGTTAAATATAAACCTATGGAGGAGAAGTCACCTTTCGGTGTTGTCGAAGGGGGATATGTTTCACAAGAAGACAATCCATTTAAAAAAGTTGATGAGCCAATAGCAGAGCCAAAAAAGGTTGAAAGTAAAAAACCTGCGAAAGAAAAGGTGGAGGATAACGACCTCTCTGCTATAGTTGATAACTGGGACGATTAGTCCCTTAACTAATTATCACCTCTGTGGTTTTTCCTTTCTTGGGAGGTGATATGAGCCACTGCCCTTGGTAGGTGCAAATATGAGGGCAGTGGTGATTAACATAATGGTTTGTCATGGATAAGATATTATTTTTAAAAAGTGTACTTGCCAAGGAGGGGCATTACTGTGTATTTGCATACAGAACAAAAGATGATAGGAGAGTGCAAAAATTCTACGACAATATAGGTCAAGTAGCCGATGTCGCAGACAATTTAGATGAAGAGGGTTACGATGTATATTTTGCTTTGTCTACGTTCACAGAACCAAACTCTAGAAAAGTACCTAACGTAAAACACGTTAACACATTATTTCTTGACCTCGACTGTGGGGTTGGAAAAGATTATGAAACACAAGAAAAAGCCATATCGGCTTTGAGAGATTTTTGTAAAAAACTATCTCTACCTAAACCTTTATTAATTAACTCGGGTAGAGGAGTTCATGTATATTGGATATTGTCAGAGCCAGTGGGTGTGGATGATTGGTTGCCCGTTGCACAGAGATTAAAGCATTTATGCACACAACATAACTTGTTAGCAGACCCTGCTGTTACAGCAGATGCCGCAAGAGTATTACGCATACCCACTACACACAACAACAAAACAGAGCCACCATTAGAGGTTACATTCTTTAGTAACGCTATGCCTGATGCCGTTGACTTTGATAGATTTTCTGAGCAACTTGGTGGTGACCCAATACCCGTGCCTAACAGATATGTACCAATGCAAAATAACGCTACATCAGAAGCACTTATAAATAATGTAGAGAATGTATTCAAAGATATATTAGTGAAAACTATGGATGGTAATGGGTGTCAGCAACTAAAAATTATAGCTACAGAGCAAGAAGAAGTAAGTGAACCTTTGTGGAGGGCAGGATTATCCATAGCAAAGTTTTGTGTAGATGGTTACAAAGGGGCTCATGCTATATCAAAAAATCATAAAGATTACACACAAACAGACACAGACAGAAAGATTGAGCATATAAAAGGCCCTTACCTCTGTAGTACGTTTGATGAGTATAACCCCGAAGTTTGCACAAAATGTAAGTTTTGGGGTAAGATAAAATCTCCTATATCTTTAGGTAAAAGAATAAAGGAGGCTACAGAAGAAGATAACGAAGTAGAAGCACCTGCTATTGATTTGGCAAACAATCCTACTAACAAGTATACAATACCCGCATATCCACGACCTTATTTTAGAGGTGCAAACGGGGGTGTATATATTAGAACTACAAACTCTAGTGGTGATGTAGATGAGAAATTGATATATCACAACGATTTATATGTGGTGAAAAGGTTACGTGACGTAGAAGTTGGTGAGGCTGTGGTGATGAGGTTGCACTTACCGAAAGACGGAGTGCGAGAGTTTACATTACCTTTAACTGCTGTAACATCAAGAGAAGAGTTTCGCAAAGTCATAGCGATGCAAGGTGTAGCTATAACAAGGATGGATGAGCTTATGCAATACACAACAACATGGGTAAACGAGTTACAAGAGAAAAGCACGGCTGACGAAGCACACAGACAGTTTGGTTGGACAAATGATGAATGTGAAGCGTTTGTGTTGGGTAACGAGAAGATATACAAAGATAGAACAGAATTTAATCCTCCCTCTTCACAGACAGCCTCTTTGTTTCCCTCCTTTGAACCAAGAGGCACAATGGATGATTGGAAGAAAGCTATTAACTTTTATAATCGTGATGGCTTTGAACTGCACCAGTTTGTTGTGGGTACATCTTTTGGTTCTCCTTTAATGCAGTTCTCATCTATAAACTGTGCCGCTTTACATATCTATAGTAAAGACTCTGGCGTGGGTAAAACTACAGCCATGTTAGCAGGGGCATCAGTATGGGGAAGACCCGAGGATTTGATTATCCACGAAAGAGATACTTACAATACAAAAATGAATAGGGGCGAACTATACCACAACCTACCTTTGTACATGGATGAGTTAACAAATACACACGGTAGAGATTTAAGTAACATAGCCTATCAGCTTACTGGTGGTAGACAACGTGGTCGTATGACAAGTGGTAGTAATACAGAAAGACATCGTGGTGACTCATGGAAGTTATTGTCTGTTACAACTGGCAATACAAGTATTATAGAGAGAATAAGCATAGTAAAAGCTATGCCAAAAGCAGAAGCACAAAGAATACTAGAGTGCCATGTCAAACGTATACATTTTGAAACTAAAGAAGAAACAGATGTATTTAGTAGTGCTATACAAGAGAACTACGGGCATGCAGGCAGAGAGTTTACCAGGGCCGTGATGGGTAACATAACAGGTGTAAAGAAGTTACTGGGTGAAGTACAGCAACGTGTGGATAGCAAAGCAGGTCTGACAGCAGAGAATAGATTTTGGTCAGTGTTAGTATCCCACAGTCTTAGTGGCATTATACTAGCAAAGAGAATGGGTCTTGTTGATTACGATGTGAACAAACTATTCAACTGGAGTATGGAACAATTAGAGTATAATAAGCATCACTCGAATGACATGTCCGCATCGGTCGAAGAAGTTCTTAACGACTACATACACGAGCATTGGAGTAACGTGCTTTGGATAAAAAGCACAGATGATTTACGTAAACAGAACGAGACTGAGCAGGTTGTTATACCCGAACACTTACCAAGAGGTAAGTTAGTTGCTCGATACGAAACAGACTTGAAGAGAGCCTACCTCATACCAAAGCCTTTGAAAGCATGGTGTGGTAATCAGCAGATAAACTATAATTCGTTTGTGCATGATTTAATAAAGAAGTTAGGAGCTAAACGCAGTAAGATGAGATTAAGTAAAGGCACTCACATGAACTTGCCTCCAACAGATGTAATCATAGTAGATTGTTCGGTAGAAGATGTCGGTATTAAAGACTTATGATTTAAATCCCGATGGTGTTCATATAGTAGTGGACTGGGATAAAATGGAGATAAATGCCTCTGTGTTTATATTATGTATAAATACTGTGGAAGCTAAAAAACAAATACAGCGTATATTTATATCTAAAGGTTGGCAGAGCGAGATACGTACAGTTATAGAAGATGATAAACTTGGTGTGCGTGTTTGGCGTATGTCTTAATTAAAGTCAAAATAAATACTATCATGTTCTGCTATATATCTTCTCATAGCAGGACTTACACTTACACCATTGTGCATAAGTGCAGACTGTCTTATATGTTGCCTTAAAGACCTCATTATAGAATCATAACTTAAAGCAAACTGACGATGCTTTGCATTAAACTTTCTTATTTTCTCCATGACATCTGAAGTGTCCATACCATGTCTTATTTCTAAGTACAGTTGCCGCAGTAGCCTTGAGCGTTTTGTGTTAACAGCTTTATCTATACCTTTTTTTACTTGGTTTTGTTCTTGTACTCTTGTGTATTCAGCAGGAGGAAAACCTAGAAATTGAAAGAATAATCCACTTGCTGATACATCATCTAAGATTGGATCACCTCTTCTTGTATATATCCCATCTTCAGACATATATCTGTAACCTTTTGCTAGATTACGAAAAGCCGCAGGTAGCATTCTTTCTAGTCCTCTTTGAGTATCTCCAAACTCATCATTGACTTCTTTTGCACCTTCATAAAATTGTAATCCCACACTTAAAGCAGGCCCCCCTACAAATTTCATTATTGATTCAAGTATACTATCATCTTTAGCGTATGGGTTATTTCTAAATAATAAATTACTTAATCCCACACGCCCTGATATGTCAGTGCCAAGCACAGCACTTGTAGGGCCTTTCCACAAGAACTCACCAAAAAATCTATTGGCTCTAATTTCTGCGGGTTCTTCTTCATCATCAAAACCAAGAAGGTTAAATGCTCCTACAATTAATCCAACGAAAGGCATACCAGCTATACCTGCCAATGTAGCAGAGGATATTAACATACCTAAAAATTGTTTTTGAGCTATTTTTGCTTCTTCAGGAGTAAATTGTTTATTTTTATTAATAGCCGTTATACCTGTCTTTGCTAACGTATAATACATTTGTATACCGTAAGATTTATACATTAACATAACTCTACCAACAGGGACTTGTGCTATTCTAGGAGCATTGGCAAGAGCCGCACCACCATTCATTTCTTGTGCTCTATATAGTGCTTCATCTGCGGCTAGTTCTTGTTTTTCTGCTAAAGATAATCCTCTTTCTCTTGCTGTTGGATTAGTATTCATTCTTTCTAATTCTAAATTGTAGGTAGCAACAAGTGCAACTTGCCTATTTAACTTTTCTTGTTGATGAAAAAAGAAAGCTGACACAGCGTTCATCTTGTCCCAAAAACTTCTTACTCTACCACCCTCTTCTAATGTTAGAGTATCGTAAAACAAAGAACGATTTAACTGTCCTCTGTCTGCCGCTGTTCTTACTAAAGGTATTAAGTTGTTTAGCATTTTCTTTTGTTCTGCGTTGAGTTCTATATCTGTACGCAAAGAATAATTACCTTTGTCATCTAATACATAATAATTATCTATAGATGGCATACCTGCTGTTTTTACAGTTTCACCAGTAGGTGTGGTTAGTACACGAGCATCTCCACCCTTTCCAAGAGTAAATCCCATATTTGTAAAAGGCACTTTTATGTCTGCACCAAAGCCACTACGCCCCCATATACCCATAGCTTGACCTATTGCTTTTATAGATTTGTCTTGTCCGTATTTACCACCTAATATTGGCTGAAACATAAGAGGTATTTGGGATGCGTTTACTAGAGCAGAAGAAACATTAAATCCTATTGTGCCTAAAAATGCTATTCTGTTTGCTTGTGCAGAGGCTCTCATTAAAAAATTAGTAGGGGGATTTCTTGCAAATTGTGCTCTTTTTCTCAACTCTGCTACATAAAGTGCTGATGCCTCATCTCTCCCAGATGTTTCAAATTCTGTGATAATATCGTCTTCAATTTGTTGTAGTTGCTTACCATAGCTTACTTTTGCAACCTGTCTTGCTATATCATACCCTTTTTGTTTAAATGCACCCAACGCATCTTCTTTGTATCCTGGGCTGTTCTTTCTTGTTACAAATGATTTAGCAAAAGAAGTTGCAGGTAAAGTTTCTATAAACATACGTAATACTTGCTCTTGAGCCTGTTCACTAACTTTATTGGCTTTCATAACTTGCAATACATCTTTTACAAAAGAACCTGAAGGGGCACTGTTAAAGTTAAGTTCGTTTAAGGCAGTATATTCTTTAATACTATCCCTATTTACATTTGGATCATTTTTTAATTCTTCTACTACTTTCTTTCTAGCTATGGTGGTATCAAATGCTTCATATGCCATCTCTGTAGAATCACCTTTTTTAACTTCATAAGCTAACCAATGGTCACCCTCACGAGTTAATGGGAAGTATGGTTCTATTTTACTCTTATCAAATAACTTCGCCAGTATCCCAGCTTTTAATGTTTTTTTAGTTTCTGCATCGGCATCTGAATTATCTATCTCTCCTAAAATTACAGACTTTAATTTTTCATATTGTTGAGCGTAGGTTCTTCTCATATCTTGATAAATTTTCTGTCCGTCTGCCCCTAACTTATTCCATTCTTTTTGTATTTCGTCATACTTCTTTAATAAATTATTACCACTATCATCAGTCTTGGCAGTGCCATCTTTGTTTTTGTAGTCATTTCTATTTTTCTTTGGGTCTACTCTAAATGTTGTGCTTTGATATACTACAAAATCAAAAGATTCTTTCTTTTGTTGGTTGTTACCAAACCAATCTTGATATTTTTTTATAGCCCCATCTATGGCGGCATCTGACTTACTTGTTTCACCAATTTGTTTCTCTATGGTTACTTGTAGTTTTTTAACTAACTCTAATGCTCTAGGAGATTTAAATTTAAATAAAGGAGCTAGGTCACGTAGAGCTTGTAATGGTAAACTTTGTAATGACCCTTGTTTAAATAATTTACTACTTCCAGAAGTTAATATGTCATAGACTTTGCTAGTAAATTCAGACTTACTCATTAAATCTTCTGTGCTGTTTTTTATTGATTTTAGTGCTTTAAGAAGATTTGGTCTTTGTGATATTAAAGCTAATTGACCAGCAGTCCTAAATTCAGGTGCAGGCGTTATTATATCATCTATTATTTCATCTACTCTTGATAATGCAGAATCTACATTTTTTGTAGGTAGTCCAGCTATACGTCTGATAAAATTACCCACAATATTTACAAGTCTTTGAAACGCATTGATTGGTTTACCATTAGGATTTAGTCCTGATAGTTTTGATTGGAAAGCAGGATTACTCATAGCTTCTGCTACAAACTCATCTACATTTGTAGAACCATAGGCAGTGTCTAACATATCTTTTACATCGTTAAATAATGTAGTAAGTTGTTTTGTTGTAGGATGCGACTTGTTAGCCAGATTAGCAGAAGTAACAGCATGAGCCATCTCATGTAGTATAACATGAGGATTGAAACCAGTGTTTGCGTCTAATGATATTGTGTTTGTTTTAGGATCAAATAGTCCTGATACTTGTTTCCCTTCTGCATCCGCTAAATTTTTCACTATTTTTACTTCTGTAGTACCTATATTCTCTGCAAGTTTATATGCAGTTTTTCGCACTTCTGCTGTAGATGTGACACCTAAACTTTGTAATGCTGCTTTTAAATCTCCTTTTTTAAGGGCATTTGTAACTGAAGGATGTAAAGGTAGAACTAATGCCTCTGTAGCATCAGCGTCTAAATATTTTTTTATAAATTTACCTTCACTATCCATTATATCCATTACTTCTTTATCACTTATAGTGTCAGCTACCTCTTCTCCTATCTCTAAAAATTCATTTAATGTTTGTTTTGACTCAGCTTTTCTAAATTCTCCAGTTCGTAAATCTTGAAAAACTGTTTCTTTAAATTGTTCATTTTGAGCTTTTGCTTTTGTTTTTAATTTTCTTTCTGTTTGAATATTACCCCATTTACCATCGGCAGCATTATGTCTCATATTTCTTTGATTTATATAATCTGTGCGTTCTGCTAATAACAACTTGTTTATAAATTTATTTGCTTTGGGCGATAAGTTTTCTTTTGACCAGTCTAAAATATCTTTAGCTCTATTATATCCTGTTTGTTTAAAATATTTTTTTACTTTAGGATCTAAATCATCTGTATGTCTATAACCTTCTCTTTCTCCTGTCTTTTCAAGTTTACCAGTTTTAGGGTTTTTCTTATAAACATATTCTGCAAATGTGTAATCATATGCCGCAAGAGAAAAAATATCTGCTGGCCTTTTAACTATTTTAGCATATCTAGTCAATGCTCTTATTTGTCTTTTTGCTATAGGTTCTCCTGCCTGTTGCGACTTGTAAGTATTACCTTCTCTTATAGTTTCACTTAATTTTTTTACGTCAGATTCTTCCATTACATTTGTAAGTTTGGTTAAATCTGCCCCTACTAATTCATCAACTTGTGTGTAAGGATCAGAAAATTCTTTTACCTCTTGTTCTATAAGTTGATCTCTTGTTACAACCTTTGTTTTTTCAGATTTAAATCCTATGGTTTTACCATCTTTATCTTTAATTGGAACGTTTTTAAATCTTTGAACTCCCTCAGTCATAGCTTCTTGAAGGTCTTTTTCTAGCTTTTTATTTTTTGCTATAAACTCTTTTCTTTCTTTTTTCTTTGGAGTTACTTTCTTTGGAGTTACTTTTTTTCTTGTAGTTTTCTTTTCTTCTATTTCCTCTGCTTTAGATTTTGCTTGCATAGCTTCTTTTAGTTCAGCTTCTGTATCTTTTTTAGGTGCGGCCTTTTTCTTTATTTTTCTAGTCTTTCTACCCAAGATGCCTGCTATTTTATCCACAGTTTTATCCACATCTGTCTTTGTGGTTTCCTGTACAGGCGTTGGTTTTGTATCTCGTGGTAACTTCTTTGTAGGTGTTACATCACCAATCGCAGCTGCAGCTGCAGCGGTATCTCTACCTCGTGGTAACGTGTCTACAGGTGTTACATCAGTCGTACGGTCCTGGGCAGGCTTGCTTATATTCTCAACATTACTAACAAAAGACTCCATTTCTTGTAATGTACTATCAATGGCAGTGGTGTCGTTTTTATCTATAGCCTCATCTAGTTTACGAGTTATAACACCATATTTACCTCTATCGTTACGCTCATCTGTTTGTACCTCACGTAATCTATCGCTTAATTGTTTTCTTGTTTTTCTCACCTGTTTAAATTTTTCAGGGTCTGCTTCAGGTAACGTTAATGTATCGGGTTGTTCTCCTTCTCTTCTTCCAACTCTAGAAACATCTCGCTCAGCATCAGCCAATCTTGTGAATCCAAGTGTTCCAGCTCCTTCGGGGGCTTTAGCAACATCATCAGGTCTCGTTTTCGCCACGTCTTGTGTACCAGTCTCAGTGCCGACTCTAGCTGTGGTCGGGTCAATTTTCTCAAGCGATATGTCATCTGTTTTACTCTTTCTAGGTTCAGGAAGCACCGAGCCTTTTACTTTGCCTACTTCAGGTATTTCAGTTCTTGCCACTCTTTCTTTGCCAAATCTTTTATCTGCTCTTTGGAAATCTGGAGCTTCTTCTGCAACACCTTTTTTTGCTTCTTCTATTTCGTAGGTTTTACGAGCTATCTTTGCTTTTTCTCTTATATTGGGTGTTGTATTTGCAATACCTGCATCTTCTAATGCTTTAGAAAAAGTTTTTTCTGTATTGACTTGGCTTGTTGTATCAGACTTATTCAATACATCATCAAGTATTTTATCTCTTTTAGCTACTGTTTCTGTTCTTCTTTTTTGTTCTAACCTATCAGCTATTTCTTTTAGTTCAGCTTTTTCTGCAACTTGACCTTCAGTTCTTAATTGGCTTATGGCAGCTTCTTCATCTTTTGCAAGTAAATCTTTTAATTCCTTTGTTTCATCTTTATCTATTAAATCTTTTAATTGTGCATCTTCTAATTCATCAATCATGTCTCTTTGAACAGAAGTTTTTACATCTTTTCCTACTGGAGCTTTTATTGTGTCAACTAAATCTAGTTGCTCCTCCATAGGTTCTACATATTTAGAAGGCACACGGTCTGGGAATAACTCTCCTTGTGTCTCACCTTCTTTTAATTTAGGTAATTCTGTTACTAATTTTTCACCTTCTTCTGTAGGTGTAAATTTACCTTCTTCGTTTACAGTACCTAATTTTTTATCAGATTTACTTCTTTTCTTATTTAAAAATACATCTAATAAAAATCCAGTGGTAAACCCTATCTCTCCTGCTTCTATTAAAGCAGGGTCTACAATTATAGCTCTTTCAGGATTGTAACCATATTTTTCATTTAAATTTTGTAGTATTTCAGATAATACTTCTTGTCCAGCTTCTACACCACCACTAGCCACAGCATCTGTTACTCGAGTAGATATTTGACCGAAAGTCTCAGGGCCAAATTTATTGATAAAATCTGAAACATAAGGTACATGAATAGCTTTTACAAAACGACCTAATGGTAATATTTCTATAGCACCTGCTGCAGCCACATATGGAGAATATACAGCAGAAGTTCTTTGTTCTTCTGTAGCACCTGCTGCACGAGCACGTTCACTAGCTTCACCAGCGGCAGCAGTTAGACCTAATAAACCTGATGCTGCAGTACCAGCGAGGACAGGAGCAGCAGGAGCAGCAAAAGCAGCAGCAACAGCAGGTGCGATAAAGGCTGCAGCAGAACCAAGACCTCCTGCTACTTTACCCCAAGTTGAATCTGGGTCTACGTCTGGCCTTAAACTTTTGGCAATACCTTGTATAGTATCACGAATGGCTAATTCATTTTCTTCTTCAGCGGCTGTTGCTGCACCTAAAGCTGCAGATTCTAAAGTGTCTATAGCACCAGCACCAAAACCTTTTACTATGTCAGTTAAAAAGAAATCGTCTCTTTCTTCTTGTTTTGTTACTGTATCTTCTTGTTCTAATAGTTCTTGTAATTTATTTTGTGCGTCTTCTTTTTTCTTTTCGGCTTCTTCAAATAAATTTGTAGTATCACTCTGATTTAAATTTGCTTGTAACGCATTTATAAGTTGAGCATCTGTAGCTCCCTCAGGGCCTTCTATTTCATAAACTGTGCCATCAGGTGCTTGGACTTCATAAATAGGCATTATTAAGGACTCTTCTTACCTAAGACTTTAAACTGATTACTTGTGCCAGTACCACTTTGACCTAATTTTTGTAACTCTTTCATAACAAATTCAGT